GAGAACATAGTACAGAAGTCGAAGCTATTGCTGCTAGAGTAGGAGAATTTAAGAAGTATGAAGAACTTCCATTGGTTTCTACTGGTTGCGATAGTTATGCTAGCTGGGATCCTCGCTTTAAGGATCTTAGTCCAATGCTTACTTCCGACGCCATCGCAGAAAGAATCTGCGAGATTCTACCGTTCAACGGATGGAGAGAGGAACACTTGGTTATCACCGGAGGAGAACCGTTGCTTGGGTGGCAACGTGCTTACCCCGAACTGTTAGATCATCCTAAGATGCAGGGTCTTAAAGAAATTACATTTGAAACTAACGGAACTCAAAAAATACAAAATGAACTAAAGTCTTATCTAGTTAACTGGCAAATGCCTGATATCGATAAAACTAAAGAAGTTACATTTAGTGTAAGTGCAAAATTAAGTTGTTCCGGAGAAGAAAGATCCGAAGCTATTCGTCCTGATATTGTTTGCGAATATCAAGAAGTCGGTTACACTTATCTTAAGTTTGTTGTTGCCACAGAAGAAGATGCAGAAGAAGCTATTGAAACTGCTGATATCTATCGTGCAGAAGGATTTACAGGACCTGTATATCTTATGCCAGTAGGAGGCGTAGAAAGTGTATACACACTAAACAATCGTCGTGTTGCAGAACTAGCTATGAATAACGGTCTTCGTTACAGTGACAGGTTGCAAGTGCCACTATTTAAAAATGAGTGGGGAACTTAATGATAGTATATTGGGCTGCTTCGCCTCATAACGAATCAGTGTACCTAGGTCTGAACGGTCCCTCTCCTGCTTTTACAGAGTTTAAGAATCTCTCAGAGAGACTAACTGAAAAAAATCAATGGACTGATTTTACCAGATGTCCATCTATCATACAATTTTCTAAAAACTTATATTCTCTAAAAAGTCCTATAGATCTAGACTTTGTCTATGACGGCGATACTATTCTTTTTGACTACGATCAGTATCCTATGGAGTTTATTTCTCGGATAGCCACAGAAAGAGATTTAAAGGCAGGAATGATTTCTCTAGGACTCTGTCCATACATCTTTTTTCCAGACAGTGACTGCGAAATGCAAATGACTGGGCCTGTTGTTACAGACAATGATTTTTCTAGTAATTGTGTAGTACTGCCTGGTCAGTTTAATGCTGGCAAATGGTTTAGAGGAATAGATTTTGGATTTATAGTTAAACCAAAGAACAAAAAAATATCAATTAAAAAAGGCGACACCATAGCCAACATAAGATTCCTAACAGATGAAAAGATCGAATTTAAAAGATTCTTCTTAACCCAAGAATGTAATAATCTTGCCAATTTAATTGTAAATTACAAACACTCTCAAAAACATTCTTTAAATAACTATCTAAAAAATATGTATAGTGACTTTGCCAGCTCAAAGCTGAAAAAGAAAATAATGAATGAAATACAAAACAATTTAATGGAATAACTATGAAAATTTTAAAAAAATTATTAGGACTAGATAAAATAGAATCTAATGTAGAAGAAGCTAGAAAACTTTTACAAGAAGCCGAAGCGAAAAAACTAGAAGCACAGCAGGCTCTAGACGAAATACAAGAAAAAACAGAGCTGGCTAAACTTAGCCCTAAAGAGAGAGCTACCCGTAAAAAAGAAGCATGGGTAGGAGTTCTTAATACCCACGTTAACAACGAAAACATTAGAAATGGATTTTTCGAATTAGACTGGAACGAGTTTTTTATTGTACAGTTGAAACAAGAAGGATACGGAGAAGACGGCGACAAAGACGAAGAAATTGTTGATCGTTGGTTCCGTGAACTGTGTGCAAATATCGTGGCAGACGGTGACTACGGTGGTAAAATAAACACAGGTGTTATTGATATTCAAAGCGTTAAAAAAAATAATAGATGAACATTCTTAGAATGGAGAGTGCCCCTCCGTTAACTGAATTCTCTCCTCAATGGAACATTCCTATTGGTGTTAAAAAATTCGATAACAATCATGCTATCGAAAATATAAAAAATTTTCTTATTCAAAAAGAACCCAAAATTATTTCGACCATTTCCTACGACTATGACGGTACAACTAAGTTGTCCAAAAATAGCGTAACTGGTCGATTTACCCATTATAATCTATTTCAATTTACAGATGAATGCCCGGATTTGAAGATCCTTTTTGATTTTTTCAAACAAAGTTATATAGATTATGTAACAGCAGAAGATTTGAATCCCAGATCCACTGAATTGGTGTGCTGGTTCAATGCCTTAAGAAAGGGCGAAAAAGTACACGAACATAATCACGGAGCAGGAAACGATGTTTATCTCAGCGGAAATTTCATCCTAGAAGATCACCAAACCAAAACCCATTACAAGTGTCCATATGATAGGGATGTAATTATTTCCATTCCAAACCTTAAAGGCCTCTTGACAATCTTCCCTAGTTTCGTGTATCATTATAGTGATACTTACGAAGATTCTGGAATTAGACATAGTATAGCGTTTGATATACGAATTCCTGGTATACAAGAAAGTAAGGAAAGATTGGCAATAAATTTCTGGAAAGATAATGACATACATTTTAGTTGACACTGCAAACACATTTTTTAGAGCTCGCCATGTTATCAACGGAGACGCTGATATTAAACTAGGCATGGCTTTCCATATCACCCTAAATTCTATCAGAAAAGCCTGGCAGCAGTTCAACGGTAGTCACGTTATTTTCTGCTTAGAAGGTCGTTCGTGGCGTAAAGATTTTTATGCTCCTTACAAGCGAAATCGAGCAGAAACTCGTGCCGCACATAATGAGCGTGAACAAGAAGAAGAAAAAGTATTCTGGGAAGCATTTGATACATTCAAAGATTTCATTACAGAAAAAACTAATTGTACAGTTCTACGGCACGAACAATTAGAAGCAGACGATCTTATTGCAGGATGGATCCAAAGTCATCCAGATGATGATCATGTTATTATTTCTACAGATACAGATTTCGTGCAACTAGTGGCTCCCAATGTAAAACAATACAACGGAGTTATGGAACACGTTATAACTATCGACGGAATCTTTGACGATAAAGGTAAGCCAGTAATTGACAAAAAAACTAAAGAGCCAAAAACAGCCCCTAATCCAGAATGGCTGTTATTCGAAAAATGTATGCGCGGTGATACCAGTGATAATGTCTTCTCAGCGTATCCAGGTGTGCGTACTAAAGGAACATCGAAAAAAGTGGGTCTTACTGAAGCGTTCGAAGATCGTAAAACCAAAGGATTTGCGTGGAACAATCTCATGCTACAGAGATGGACTGATCACGAGGGCAAAGAACACAGAGTGTTAGAAGATTACGAACGCAATCGTAGACTCATTGATTTGTCTTATCAACCAGAAAACATTAAAGAAATCATTGCCACTACTATTGCAACTGCCACCTCAGCTGATAAAAATATTAACCAGGTCGGAGTTAAACTGATGAAATTCTGTGGTCTATATGATCTCAAGAAAATCTCCGAACAAGCACAATCATATGCGGAACCATTAAATGCAAGATATATTATTAAAGAAAATCAACATGTATCAAATTGATAACCATCGAGAGGAAATTATGACAGAACTACATGCTAAGCCGATCATTGCAGACAAATTCTGGATCGTTGAAAAGGATGGAGAAAAATTTGCCACTCTAAGAAAAGACGAGGAAGATCGTTTTGTACTGAGTAACGAAACTGGAATTAAAATCTATAATAATAAAACTGATCTAACCAAACAGTTCGGCAAAGACTTTTTTGTTGTTAAGATTGTTAAAGAAGCAGACGACAGTAACCCCTGTGAAGTTCACGGATTTCCTTCAAGCATTGAACCTCATAATTCAATGTTCGATGTGAAACGTCGACTTCCATTGTTCACAAAGAGTAAAGATTCAAAAAGTTTATATTGTGCAGGATACTATGTTATTCGATTTGACAAAGGATGGGTTAAGAGCTTCTGTCCCAAACTCATTACCTTGCAAAGATATGAGTTCAAAGGTCCTTTTAAAACTGAATTGGAAATGAAACAGGTATTGTCAAATGTCTCAAAATAACATTCCATCTACACTCCCTAGTATCGAAAAACTAATACAACGTATTTCGGTAGCTGAAAAGACTCAACAAAAAGAGATCAGAATTAGTATTCAAGAAGCACGTGAACTTACTACTGACCTTGCATTGTTAACTGCTCGTTTGGGCAAAGCTGTACAAGAGATCAACGAAAATCTTAAGGCTGTACGTGAGTCTACTACCCAAATAGACGTTAAGTTCGACGGCGGTACATTCTAAAAGGTATAAATATATACGTGGTTAATTAGGAAACACGTATATAATGAGTAGACCAAAACCTAAAGTAATACTTGAACATGCCAATAAAGAAAACTACAAGATAGAACAGATCTTGGAGTCTGAGGCTATTTGGGCAGTATTCTATCAGGGTAAACCTTTTAATCTTAAAAGTGGAAGTTTGTTGGCCAGCTATCCAGGGCCAAAATATAAAAAGGTTAGTTTTTCAAATCCTGGACATGCTCACAATCTAGCTAAAAAATTAAACAGACTTTTCAAAACTCAAGACTTCGCAGTATATAAGTTAGTGAGCGGTGAAAAGATTTGAGATGGACATCAAAGAACTATACACTAAAGTTTTTTTAAAAGCGGCAGAAACAGCACACGACGATAAAACAATACAAGAAAAGAAAATCGAATGGTGGTTCAATGTTAGGACCAAAGACCAAGGCGGTTTGAGATTAACGCAATCCGGAATTGACTTTATCACAGATGATGCTAAAATTAAAACATATGCTGTAGATTTACCCAGCGATATTAAAATAACCCCCCAAATTTTAGTATGGCTTGATAAATTTATCAGCTCTCCGTATTTTTTTAATAAAAAACAAATCATAGTAACTGAAGAAAAAACAGCTTTTGAATTGTATCTATTTTCCGGTGATGTTAGAAAAATGGGATATTCAAAAGCTATGGCAAAACGTCTAGAATCAGAATCGACCGTTTGAAAAAACATACCCCATAAATATTTCATCATGAAAACTCTGAATCCGTTGAATGTGATTAAAAAAAGAAAATTGAGTACAATGCCTGGACATTTTTCCAAGGTTAAAATTCAAGATTTCGATTTGAGTCAGGGTAAATTAGAAAACTGGATCACCGCAAAATTAAACGGTAGATACAGTATTGTAAAGATTCCTACTGTAGGAGAATCCAACGGTATTAATCTTACAACGTTTGTGGGTTTTGAGACCCACAGCGAATTAACATATTTCATGTTAGCATGTCCACATTTTAGGAGAATTTAATGGAAGAACTAGCAGCAGCAGTAGCAGAAGATCAAGCTAAAGCTCAACAGCCGGCAGCGCAAGCTCAGCCGTCTCAACAGCCAGGTGCAGATCTAAATATCAGCGACCTTGTAGCTCTCAAGAGCATCATTGAAGTCGCTAGTCAAAGAGGGGCGTTTAAAGCAGCAGAACTAGAAGCAGTGGGTAAGACTTTTAACAAGTTAAACACATTCCTAGAGTCTGTGGCCAAAAAGGAGGCCTAATTATGAGAACGATGAAACACATCGGAAAGTTAAAAAATACAGGTACTAGAGTTTTGGTAGTATTCAGAACTGTGCCTGGAGAGTCTGATAGAGCGTTAGTTGTTAATGCTTCGCAATTACCAGATCCTCAACACGATTCTATTATGTCATTAGTAGAAAGCGAGCAGGCGCAGGACGCTTTTGAATTTGGAGAAATCCTTTTCACTAGGCCTTTCCCTGACGGTCGACCAATGCTTAGAGCATTACAAGCCGAAGGAAGATTACAAAAAGTTCCAACTGACAGTGTTATAATGACACCGGCAATTGGTTCTGAAATTCCTTTGGATCAACTGAACCTTATTATCGCACAACAGAAAAATTGCACAGTCGACGAGCTATGTACTTTTGTTTCTGGCTACAAAGGCGAAAAGGAAGAGAAGAAAGTAGAAGAAGTTAAAAAAGAATCTGCTCCTCTTCAGGCAGCTACTAACGAAGCACTCAGTGATAAAGATCTAGCCAAGGGACTTAGAAGCCAGGCTGATGCTCTTTATAAAGAAGCAGCTCGTTTAAGAAAACAAGCAGATGATCTAGATCCTCCGCAGAAAAAGGCAACTAAGGTAAAAGAAGCAGCAGATGCCTAATCCATTATTCAGACCTCCCAGACATCTTGTCAAGGAGTGGCCGGAAGTTTTTGAAGATTTATACATGAACACAATGCCAGTGGCATATTTAGAACATGTTCATTTAGAATTTTCAAACGGCAGGATATGGCAGATAGACATCAAAGAGCAGCTAGATGACGACGATGCTGAAGCTATAGCGGATAGACTTTTAGGAATTTTAACTGAATACAAAGAAGAAATTCAAAAAGTAGATTTTAAAATTGATATAGAACGTCTTAAAAAAGACATTCGAGATTCAACTAAAGATCTTTTCTAGTATTTCCGTAATATATTACAGTATAATCTTTATTTTTATTAAACATTCTCCAAGGGTCAATTACGATTGACCCTTTTTCTATTTCGCAATAAAGATTTTGTTTTCCCTTTGATCCATAAGTTATAACAGCGTTATGTGCAAGTAAAATAACGCCATGACATTTTTCTACTATGTCACCGGTTAAAGGATCTACGTAAGTCGGAGTATGACCTAATTTTTCGCAATAGTGTCCTACTAATAAACTATAACTACCATCACAATATGGAACACCCGGTTTGTATGCTTTGCCATGAATAAAGATATTCATATTGTTGGCAACTGCATGTCTGACCAATTCCTTGGCTAAATTTTCAGCCTGTATTTCTCTAGCTTTCATTATTGCATCAAAAAGATCGTAACCCAGATCTAATCTTTCTGCTAGGTATCTTAATGCAATATTATCTCTAGGATGACAAGCACCTCCATCACCCATTCCAGCTGTCATATATTGAGGACCCATAATACGCATAGTAGACTTGGCCAGCGCATCAGTGACAACGTCTACGTTAATATTACCTTGACGCTGTGCTACGTCCTGTATCATGTTAACTAGACCTATTTTTGTACTGATGAAAGTATTATAAAACACTTTGATGCATTCGCATTCATCCCAAGTTCCTACTACATATCTAGGATTGTTTTCCATTATTGTTTTATAAAAATCGATCAGCTGTTTGGCATCTCCTGTTTCGCTGCCGTCTTCTGTGCCTATCATAACCATTTCGGGATTAATCATATCCCATCCAACTGATCCCATGGCAATCAAATAAGGATTATAAACAAACCTAGTATCGGTGACTAAGTTTACAAATTCATTTCTTGTGGTTCCAGGTAACACCGTAGATATCAGAACCAATAACTGATTATTGTTCATGAAACTATTGGCTTCTTTAAGACAGCTTTTTACTATGTCGTAAGAAAAATCTTTTGGTTCAAGGTGGGCTGTAGGAGCTCTGCCGTCATAGGAAGGATCATGAGGGGTAGGCACTGCAACAAAAACAATATCTCTATCTTCTACTGCTTCTTTTATTGATTTGCAGATTCGAACAAACATAGTCGGATTTATCAAATTAATATCGTAACCAGTTACGTCATGTCCTTTTTTTGCAATTTCCTCTGCACAGGGTAAACCTAATTTACCCAATCCTATAAATCCTACTTTCATCATCTCTCCTTTAGGCTGAATATTTACCTGGTAAATATTTGGTGATCAAAATTCAACAAGCCCTAGAAGAAAATCCCTATCTGTCTAATCAAGAGATTACATCCTTTCTTGTTTTAATGAACGATGTAATCAGAGAAAATTTTGTTTTTAAAAAGTTAACCAATTTATATTACATACACGGATTACTCAAATATCCAGATTCTTGGCCCAGCGACCTAGATCTATTTCAGTATGTCAAACCGGAATACCTTGAACTTTTAAAAAATAAAAAATGTTTTTTTATATTTGATGCCAGCACAGAAGGATTCAGCTCGTTAATAGACTATCCGTTTTTTGAAATACTATATAATAGTTGCAAAAAAAATAATGTAGATCCTAGTCAAATAATTTTTATTAGTTCGAATCTCTATGACGAATCTAATATTGAAAAATTCCACAAAGAAAGAAATTTTAAAAAAATAAATGTCTTTTCATTTGTAGCATTTGAATACGCAATAAATCATCAACACGGCTTCATTGATACTACTGCATACTTAGAAGAAAAAATTAAAATCGTTAATAACGAATTCAAAGACAAATACTTTTCTAGTTTAAGCAGATTAAATCGACCTCATCGAGCACGAGCTACTTTTTTATTGTGCCAAGAAGAAATAAAAAACAAAGCATTAATCAGTCACGATAAAATTGATCTTAGAGTTTATTCAAATCATTTAAGAGAGTTCGATAATGCTGCTGTCGAACAATGGAGTTCTACATTACCGTTGACGATTGATCGCGGAAATTTCGAAGTAAATTGGGCCTTAGATTCTGACTATGCTCACATACACGACCAGACTCTATTTCAAATCGTAAACGAAACCGAAGCTAATAATAGATATAATACTGCATTATTCTATAGTGAAAAAACATTTAGGCCTATAGCACAGTTACAGCCTTTTGTAATCTATGGACAACAGTATTGTAACCGATATCTTAAAAGTATCGGCTATAACAGCTACGAAGATTGGTTTGATTATTCATTTGATTCTGAGCCCGACGATACTTTAAGATACAAGATGCTGCTGAATCAAGTTAAAGATCTGTGTGCAAGACTAGATTCTTTTACTAAAGATCAAAAGATCGAATGGCGTTTTCAAAACAAAGAAAAATTGGTTGAAAATTACAACATTCTATTTTACAAAACTTACAGTAAAAAGAAAATGTTTCAGTTCTTGGTAGAATTTACCAAACTGCAATCAAAGTAAAAATTTTCCAGCTCTGGGAATGTTTTAACGAAATCAGTACCTCGTCTACGGTCGTATTCTGTAAACCAATTAAAGAAGTCTCTTTTGCCTTCTAACACACGTTCTAGTGTGTACTGAGTCGTTTCCATGTATTTTACGACTCTTTTAAATTTTTCGTACTCTAAGTCATTGAATTTAAAGCGGTTTTTGTCGTCTAAATTGGAAAAAATGAATTCTAGGTGTTTATACATGTAAGGCATGAATTCATCTTTAGGTAGAATATTCATGTCATACTGTAAAGGCTCTTTGAGATAGGGTGTATCAAAACGGATTCTTTGCCATTTGTTTTGATCGTCGCCGTTGTACTTTTCTCGCCATTCCAATATTTTCGCTAACAACTGATCAAAAGTAGTCACTGTTAGGATATTGAATGTGATCATAAAAGTCACTGGAAGATTGGTTTTAGTTAGATAGGTATCTAGATTCTTTTCCCATACTGCTGTATCTAACCCTGTTCTTATATATTCAGCTTGAGGTCCCCAAGTATCGATGCTAGTAAAAATTTTGAAGTCTTTGATTTTTCCGTTGGATACGAGATTATTAACTTTCTCAACTAATCGTTCAACCAATACCGGCTTAACTCCGAAATTACTATTGATGTTTAATTCTAGATTAGGCAACGGATTTGTATCAAGATCTTCTAACAAGCGCCAAGTACTCTGCTGTAGTAAAGGCTCGCCTCCAGTTATCCTTAATATTGTTAAAGTTTTACTGACTTCGGGCCACCAGCGCCACCAAGCTTCTACATAAGGATTATTTTCTTCTTCGTAGATTTGAAACCAGTCGATGTCATTACGATGATTACGAACCATAGTATACGGTCCGTGATCTTTGATCTCTTTGTAATAACTGCTGCTGTGTTTAGGATGGCAATAACCGCACTTGAAATTACATTCGTTACCAAATGATATTTCTATGTACTGCGGATTCACTGGACTCATAGGATTTTCTACGATATTCTTAAATCGCTGTTCAGTATAAATGCTGGCATTTCTTTCGTGCCTATCGCTTAGATAATCTTCTCCTAATGCTTCAATGTTCCAACAATAATTGCAGCCAGAAGGTTTATTACCTTCCAACATGTCAAATCTTTCAGACATTTTTTGTGGAGTGTTATGCAATACACTGGGATTGTATTCTAGTTGATCTACAGGAATTTTATGAGGAGCGGGATGATAACAACTATGTGTCTCACCTGTTTGCAGATATATCGTAGTATGATGCCACTTAGCCAAACAAAATGTTGGACTAATTTCATTCATAATAGGAATAAATTTTTTAATCCTTGAAACGTCCTGCATTTTTTTCCTTAGAGTATTCGAAATGAGATCTTAACCAATCCCAATCATTTATTTTGGCAAGTTCGGACGGTGCATTAATCCATTGCCATCCAAACCACTTACCGAATGTCGCACCATCTATTGCCCATTCGCCATACGGACGATCTGCACCCTTGGTGCACCATTCATTTAATCGAAACTCGGTCTCTTGGTCGTTTTGATTTTTAATAATTTTACTAGATAATTTTACACATTCTCTTACTGCTGACTTCCAGGTATTCCACGGATCAGTATTAAAGGCTGTAACATTTGACACATCCGACATGCTCTTAAATTGATTAGATATGCTAGTGGTCATGTCAGTGGAATTTAAATCCATGTTTAGAGTCATCTCGGTTGGCAATAATTTAACGCCGCCGTAACCATATTCCAAATCATTTATAGGATTACGACTTTTCCAAACATGAACTGTATGCTTTTCTGGATCTGCATAATCAAAATTAAATGTATCTGCAATCTGAGCATCTCCATCCACTACCCATAACATTTCAGACGTTGATATTCTAGCTGCTTCTAGATGTGCTTGATGTATGCCTTTAACTTTATCAATTCTTTTTGCACGAGGAAATCTAGTTTTTAATTTATTCCAATTATCGTCTGCGTTAGGCTCATAATATGAAATAAAAACAATATCAAAACTACTACCTTGTTTTTTAGGATCGCTGGCACATATGTCTATTTCTTTTTTGTTAATGAAAAATCTATATTTGAATTCCTTAGAAGTGATCTTAGTAGACTTGGGGAACAGGCATACACCGTTAAAATGATTGCCGTTTTTGAATACATGAACGTATTCTAAGTCCCACTTCGTAGCTTCGTATTCAAAATTAAAATCTTCTTTAACTTTTAAATCGTTCCAGACCACCCAGAACAATTTTGTAAAAGAACGTTTTTTAATATCATCTATAGAAGCAGCGTTCTCTATTTTTTGTGCAGAAGGAAATCTCGATTTAAACTCTAACCAATCTTGTTGATCAATAGGTCCTGTGCTTACATAAAACAGATCGTATTTCATTGACTGTAATATGTCCTATTAAGTTCAAGTGTTTCTTCGTATAAATCTAATGTGTACTTACTTTGTGCAGCGTCAAGAAAAGGCCAATGCAATCCTAGATCGTGTTTGATCTTGATTCCCAACAACTTAATTTCATCAACTAATCCCTCACCGTTCACTTCTTCGTAGGGATGTCCGTATTGATTCCAAATACCTCTAAGGATCTCAAAATCTCTAACTTCTACATAATTCCAATCTGTACAATTGGCTAACCAGGTACCTAGTCTAGCACCGTATACAGCATATAGACCGTTTTCTTCATGTGCGCCCACAGTTGACCACATACGCAATCTATGTATATTGTGCCACCAGATACGCTCTTTAATTTCTTGAGGAGGAACCTTGACCCCATCTAATAAGGTCATCTTAACACCCTCACGGAATCCTGCACGCCAAGCATGTAGAGGACTGCCATTAGGATATGTGGTGCTGTAACAATTATGCAAGGGCAAGTACAGTGGATCAAAACAAAACTCTACTAGTGTTTCGTTCCTGCCATCGCTGGCTTCGTGTGTACGCATATTCCTTACAAAACTCTTAGTCCACGAACTCAGGCCACCGTTACCGTATAT